CTTCCAGCTTGATCGTATAGTTGAGATGGATCACCTATTAAATTCTCTAAGACTATAGTCTCACCGGCTTCTGTTGTAAATGGACCCTCAACTACTTCTGGATCATACTCCTCTACAAAATCTGCTAAAGGTAGAATGTCACCGGATACTGTTTGTATAAAAAAGTCTCTACTCGATAATGATTCTTCAAAGGACTTAATATGTACATAGCCTGTAAAATCATCAGCAGCATCAAAACCAAAGCTTTGAAGGGATATAGCCTCATTATTAATCTCCATGTACATCTTAATAGGTACAGGGCCGTAAAATACAGCTGTCGGCTCTTCACCATATAGTGTATTAGCACTTTTAAGATTAAATGTATGTAGATAGTAATCGATCACATAACCGTGATTGTTAATTAGATCCTTATACGACTGATCATACACGTGTTGCTCTGCATTATAACCATCCGGACTTACAACCTGACTGCATGCAGCATTAGCGGTAGCCATAATTTCATCAGGCGTACAGTTAAGCCTTGTACTATTACATCTATCACTTTTTGAACTCATCTTACTTTTGCTTTTGTCTTAACACACCACACATGTTATTTTCACTATCTTCATACATCTCTACCTCGACGCCGGAATTACCTAAACCTTTACAACAACCGCATTCAAAATTTAACCCGTATAATCCAAGTGTATTAAGAAGTGGCTGACCGGTCAGCTTAATTTGTGAAGCACCACCATTAATAAGATTTCTAACATGTGGGCACTTATGCTGATATTCTTGTCTTGTTAAATTCTGATGCTTTCTTTCACCTCTCATCATACTCTTACCATTGTTAGGAGAAGCGAGCGCAGCATTATATTTATCTCCTTGATAGTACTCCTTAAAGGTAATCATAATAGTATTTAATAAAAAACCTGCTGAATCATACGACTCAGCAGGTTTTTATTTGATTGTTTCAGTTAATTATTAGTCTACAGCGCGGTCACCTGACTTAAGGCTACCGACTTTGTTGTTCTTACCGTCGTCATATGATCCACTGTGAGTAGAACCAGCATCGATTTTATTATCACAGCAGGTCTCAGAAGCAGCAGCAGCAGTCTTAAGATCACCTACTTTATTGTGCTTACCATCGTCGTATGATGTATTAAGTGCAGATCCGGTATCAATACCTTCTTCATCCTCTTCACCAAAAGCACCTTCAGCAGCTGCTTCATCACCATCTTCATCATCAGACTCACCCATGGCGGCTTGAAGAACATCACATAGTGCTTTTGCAACATCTTTAGAAAGAGTAACAGTAACATCGTCACCTTCTTCTGCATCAGGAGTAGCATCGTCAAGACCAAGTGCGTCGAAGTCTTCTGATTCCATTTCGTCAAAGTTTTCATTAACCATGACCTTGTCGTAGAGTTTGTCAAAAACTGATTTCTGTTTCATAAAATTATTTAAGCTATCTTGTGCGATTTTCTCTGAAATTTGTGAACTTTCTTCACTTTCTTCACTTTCTTCTTCTTTATCAGCATCTTCTGTGTCTTCTTCAGCATCTTCTTCTTCACAATCAACATAGTCACACTTTTCATCTTTATCGTCACCATCATCATGCTTACCCTTTTTCTTTTCTTCGTCCTCTTCTTCTTCGTCCTCCTCAGCTGCAGGTACATAATTGCTAGTATAAGATAAGTTATTAACATTATAAAGATTATCTTTCTTTTCTTTATCAGAAAGCTTTTCGATATCTACTTCAGGCTCAGTAAAACCACCTTCTTCTGTTGGACCACCATCGAGTAAAGCCGCATCACCTATTTCTTTAGGACCTACTTTACCTTCCTTAATTAGATCCTTCTTCAATCCATTCAACATACCTCCGTACAATGAACCTAAGCTATTAATATCATCTTTAGACATATATTTATTTATGTCTAGGTATAAATATTTTCAATGGGAAAAGAAAATAATATGTTCTACATGGGTAATACCAACCTTCCTAACTCGAATTGGAAGGGTGAATGGACAAAGGATAAGATAAGAGATCTTAAAAAAGCCAGTAAGAACATACTATACTTTGCAGAGAACTTCTTTTACATTATCAACTTGGACCGTGGTAAGGAAACAATTAAACTACATCCTTGTCAAAAGCGTGCTATTAGAAAGATGCGTGATAATAGATTCTTTGTACTGCTTGCATCTAGACAGATTGGTAAATCCACAATGATGACTATCTTCTTATTATGGCAGGCATGCTTTAATAAAGATCAGCGCATTCTGTTAGTAGCGAACAAGGAGGCTACTGCAATTGAGATTTTTCAGAGGGTTAGAATGGCATACGAAGAGTTACCTAACTGGCTTAAACCACCTGTTAAAGAGTATGCTAAGACATCTATGACTTTAGAGAATGGTAGTCGAATAGGTATTACAACTACAACTGGTACGGCAGCCCGTGGTCAATCCGTTAATTGTTTAGTTATTGATGAGATGGCTTTCATTGAGCCTCACTTGGTTGAGGAGTTCTGGAAATCAGTCTTTCCTGTTATTACCTCTTCTAAAAAATCAAAAGTGTTTGTATGTTCAACTGCAAATGGTACAGGTAACCTATTCCATAAACTATACACAGGTGCAGAAGAAGGTACAAATGGTT